CAATTGCAGGCTCTAATCAATGCCGTGTATCAGTTGTCATTGGGCAAGCAGGAAGTGGTAAAGGGTTTGATTTATATAATCATGCTGATAACGTAGGTCACGCGAGCGTTTCTGCTATTGGTGTTGTCTTAGGTTTAATATCGGCCGCCGCGGTACACGAAAGTATTGGTTGGGTTCAAAAGTTTCCTACAGGCATCTCTCTGCCAGCATTCGGTGATGGCTCCGAATATCGCAAATTAGACAGTGGGGTTATTGAGGCGCTGGACAATGCTAGATATATCTTTTTTCGCACATTCAGCGGATTCGCTGGGTCGTACGTAAATGATAGTCATACAATGGATGCGGCTACTAGTGATTATGCAATGATTGAAAGTGTGCGAACGATGGATAAGGCAGTGCGAGGAATACGCACATATCTTATTCCTGAATTAGGTTCTCCGCTAACAATCAATCCTAGCGATGGTAAATTGGCAGCCTCAACGATTAAACACCTTGAAACTGTTGCTAACAAACAATTGGGCGACATGTTAAATGCTGGTGAATTATCGGGCTATTCTGTAAGCATTGACCCTGACCAAAACGTTCTAGCAAGTTCTACTGTTGAATTTGTGATAAAAAATGTAGCTAAAGGTGTGTTCCGCAAAGGGAATGTAACAATCGGCTATGCCACAAGTTTATAATTTCTAACTTTAAAAATAAATTAAGAAAATGGCAATAACAAATGGAATACCGATGATTAACGGTGTTACGTATAGCTGGGCTGATATTGTTTTACTTATTGGTGGTGTACCAGTAACTGGCATCAATGCTATTGAGTACGGCGACAAACAAGATATCGTAAATAAATACGGTGCAGGAAGACATCCAGTATCTCGCGGTAAAGGTCGTATTACCCCAAGTGCTAAAATGACACTTGAAATGGGTGAAGTATTAAGCCTTCAAGCAAGAGCACTTAATGGTAGGTTGCAAGATATTGAACCATTCGATGTGCAAGTATCTTATATCCCAGACAGTGGTATTATCGTTCATGATGTTATTCATGGCTGCCAGTTTACGGAAAATAAACGTGGCTGGAAAGAAGGCGATACAGCACAAGATGTGGATTTGGAATTATTACCAAGTCACATAGAGTGGAATAGTAAATTTTAATTAAACAGTAACAGACAAAAGGGCGGCGAGCCAAAAGCCGCCGCCCTTTTTTTTAAAAATCAAAAAAAATGAATAACAAGAATTTGATAGAAAATAACGGCGGTGTAACTGCCGAAACATTGCAAATGTGGAAAAACCAAAATAGACGAGTAGCTGAAATTGAAGTTGTGGACGATAACGAAAAACATATTGGATATTTCAAACGGCCAACGATGGAGACATTTTCGGCGGTGTCAGTGCTCGGTAAAAAAGACGAAGTAAAAGCAGCTAATACTTTATTTGAAAATTGTTGGCTTGGGGGGTCTCCAATTATGCAGACAGATGCCGTTGTAAAAATGGCAGCCATTGGACAACTTAATGTGTTAATGGGTGGTTGCGTAGCTACTATAAAAAACTTGTAGGGGCGTTTTCATTGGAAATTGACAGCGATACAATTACAGACGCTGATTTTCTCCTACAAGGAGACGCCCTAATACGATCTAATCTACATGTAAATCCTGATGAGTTAGATGAACAAAAATGGTCAAAGTTTTATGTCGAGGCTATTTGGCTGGAACAAATAAGACTAAAAAACATGGGGGATTTGCTGGTATCGATATTCGGAGGGAATAAACATTAATTCTCTTTACCAAGTGCAAAAAGGATGATTTTAACGCCAAGATATACAAGGCTAGCTATGAGATACAAGCCAAATAATGTGCCAATAATAGATGTAATCATACATGTATGTATTTAAGATGCTGCAAAAATAGCAATTAGAAATGAATTCACCAAATATAAATATACAATTTAATGTTACAGGTAATGCTACAGATGCATTTAATGTTATTAATAGTAGCGTTGAAAAGGTTAGTGCATCGGTGTCTGGCTCTCTCAACTTGTTTCAAAATTTTGGTGGTAAATTTATTGTTTTCAGTAATATTGTTCAAACGCTCCAAAATGTAAAAAGTGGAGTTGATGATTTGTTTGCATCTGGTATATCTTTAGATACTTCATTGGCTGACTTATCGGCCATTACTGGTGAGACTGGCGAGGGTCTCCAGAAAATTGAACAATATGCTCGAGAAAGTGCAAAAACGTTTGGCGGTTCCGCGGCTCAATCTGTTGAAAGTTACAAACTAATACTATCTCAATTATCGCCAGAATTAGCGAAAACGCCAGTAGCGCTTAAGGCTATGGGTGATAATATCGCGGTATTATCAAAAACAATGGGTGGAGATACCACAGCAGCTGCAGAGGTATTAACTACTGCAATGAATCAATATGGCGTAAGTCTTGATGACCCAATAGCTGCCAGTGAAAAAATGGCTGAAATGATGAACGTCATGTCAGCCGCTGGTAAAGAAGGCTCTGCCGAACTCCCACAAATAAAACAAGCACTCGAGCAGGCAGGTATGGCCGCTAAAGGAGCTAATATTAGTTTCGAGGAAACAAATGCGGCAATTCAGGTGCTTGACAAAGCCGGTAAAAAAGGTGCTGAGGGTGGTGTTTCATTACGTAACGCCATAACGATAATGGCACAAGGTCGATTTATGCCAAAGGATGTACGTGAGGAATTGCAGGCTGCTGGTGTTGATGTAGTAAAATTAGGCGATAAATCTTTGACTTTATCAGAGCGCTTACGCATGTTACAACCAGTAATGCAAGATAGTGCTTTATTTGGCAAATTATTTGGGCGCGAGAATGTAAATGCCGCAATGGCTTTAGTGCAAGGTGCTGATGAGATAGACCGTTATAAAGAAGCAATTACAGGAACAAATACCGCCTACGAGCAAGCAGATGTCGTTATGGAAAGCTATGCCGAACGTCAAAAACGAATACAAGCACGGTTTGAAGATATAAAAATATCAATTTTTAATGCTACTGGCGACATGGGGATATGGGCGCAAGTAGTTGCTGGTGCATTACTTCCAATCTCTCAATTAGCCCCTCTTTTCACCTTAGTAGGTAATGGACTTTCATTTGTTACTAATGCAACAAAAATGCAAGCCTTATGGACAAAAATTGTAACAGGTGCACAATGGTTATATAATGCCGCCCTGAGTGCAAATCCGATAGGACTCATTATTGTTGGTATTATTGCATTGGTTGCCGCAATTGTCCTAGCATGGAATAAATTTGCAGGTTTTAGGGCATTTATCATTACTATGTGGGACACCATAAAGGCATTTGGGAACATCATAAAAGAGTACATAGTTGATAGAGTAACGGGATTGATTGACGGTCTCGGTTCAATGGCTAAAGCCCTCAAAGCATTATTTGCTGGTGATTTTAAAGGTGCATTTGATGCTGCAAAAACAGGCGTTGTAAAAATAACAGGTATAGAAGCTGCGCAAAATGCTGCAAATTCAGTTAAAAATACAGTTGCAGGAACTGGTAAGACATTTGAAAAAAACTTATCCCAAGAACGTGCAAAAGATAAGCAAAAAAATGAAGGTCATGCAACAACAATTGATAACAAAGGTAACGCTGTAACTGGCGATGTTGAGCCAACAACAACTGAAGGCGTGAATGTACCAAACCCATCATCATTGGGTGTTGGTGCTGCTGGCTCTAATGCTGGTAAAATTACTAACATAACGGTTAGCATTGAGAAACTAGTGGAAAAATTTGAAATTAATACAACAAATTTACGAGAGGATGCCTCGCGTATAAAAGATATGGTTTCAGAGGCTTTAATCTCAGCGGTTAACGACTTAAACTATGCAAGATAATGTTTAATTATTCATTTATAGGTGGCAATTTTATTACATTGGCTAAATCTGGAATCTACCCACTTAAGCCAACTATTTCAATCAATCAAAAGGACTGGAGTAAAAGTGGCACGAGTGACGGCCGTGGAGTTTTTGGGGTCAGACCAGCCGCAAGTTACGAGGGTAATTTTTTTGAAACCGATTTGTATTTTTCGGAGAATGAAAATGCCACCAAAGACCAAATGATTAAAATAAAAGATGCCGTTTGTTCTGTCAATCGACAAAAAAACATTGTAAAGACATCACTTGTAGGTTTATCGGGAACTATCAAGGAATATATAAATATGGGAGATTACGACATTACTATTAATTTTGGAATAGTAGCCACATCTGGAGATGGCGAACTTGTGGACGAATACCCAGCCGATGGAGTGGAAGCATTTCGCCGATTTTTTGAGTTAAACAAGTCGGTTTTTGTAGTATCTGACTTCCTTGGCATATTTGAAATTACACGCATTGTATTGACAGATATAAGTATTCCACAGGAGACGTGGTCAAACGTCCAACAGGTAACTGTTAAAGCTGTAAGCGACGATGATTATGAAATTAAATGTAACGAGTATTAAACGCCTTTTAAACACTATTTAAAATGTATATTTTGACTGCAAAAATAGAAATAAAAGGAGCTAAAACATGGATATTTGACAAGGTTGCATCTGTTGAAATAGAACGTAATGCCGAAACTCTTACCGATACCTGTAAAATAACCCTACCTAAAAAAGTAAAATGGCAAGGTGAAACAGTTATCCCAATCAAAAGAGGCGACAAAGTAACTGTTTCATTAGGCTATGACGGAGACCCTCAACTCGCGTTTATCGGTTATGTTACAACTATAGGAGTAAAGTCACCTCTAGTTATTAATTGTGAAGATGAAATGTTTTCTTTAAAACAAAAAGCGGCCGAAAAGAAGGCTTATAAGTCGTGCAATTTAGAAACGTTATTAAAAGAGCAAAATTTAGGTGTATCTATAAAGGTATTTGGTGAGCAAAATTTAGGGGCATATCGTGTAACTGTTTCCACAGTAGCAGAACTGCTCAATGAATTAAAGAAGAATGGGATACGTTCGTTTTTTCGATATGATACTAATGGTGTTCCCACATTGTATTCTGGCGTATTATTTCCAAAGCAAGGAAGTATTAAGCAGTGTTACAAAACAGGTGTCAATATTATTTCAGACGATAGTTTAGATCAGCAAAAGGCTGACGACGTAAAACTAAAAGTTAAGGCTGTAAGCCTCGACCGCAATAATAAGAAAATAGCAGTTGAAGTTGGAGATGCAGACGGTGAAAAACGCACGCTCCAAGCCTATAACAAAACAGAAAGTGAACTAAAGGAATGGGCAAAACAAGAATTGTCGCGGTTAAAACGTGATGGACTTACTGGTGATTTTACGACATTTGGAGCCATACTGGTAGATAAGTTAGATACAATTGGCATTATACTCGACGGGCAAAAACAAGGTACATATCAAGTCAACAAAAATATAATAACATACGACACTGGCGGATTTCGTCAACGCATAACAATAGGAGACCGAATACAATGACACTACAGGAAGCATTAAAACGATTAACAGATTCAGGCGCTGAATTATACTGTAAGATATGCACCGTCGATGATATCAATAAAGATGCGAGAACAATAGACGTTTCTCCGCTAGATGAAAGTGCGCCAATATTAGGCGTAAACTTGCAGGCTAATCAAGATGAAACGGATGGTTTTGTTGCATTTCCAAAGAAAGGCGCCCATGTAGTTGTTGCATTTTTGAGTGATGCCACTGCAGTGGCTGTTGTTTTTGGCGCGGTTGAAAGTGTAATTTGGACTATAGGAGAGGATAAGCCCGTTGAAATAACGGCGGAGAAAAGTAACCTAAAAATATCCATAGGAGATACTACAATAGAAGCTGATGACCAAAAACAAATTAAATTTAATGGCGGTGAAAACGATGGTTTAGTTATCATTAAAAATTTAACTGATAAAATAAATGAGCTAGTTGATGCATTCAATAATCATACTCATTTGTTGGCATCTGGAGCAGTGGCAGTGGCAGGTTCGCCAGCGGCTCAAAGTAACCCAGCGCCCATAAATATACCAGCAATCACAAGCAAGGCGACGAAATTAAACAAAAGTGATTACGAAAATACTAAAATAAAACACTAATGACTGGGATAATTTTAGACGAAAAAGGTGATTTTAAATTAGCTGGAGGCGTTATTGCACTCGCTGATGCTGACGGACAAAGCATTGAAAATCTATTGAAAGCTAATAGGGGTGAATTTAAAGAAGCTCCCTTAGTAGGTGGGGAGGTACAACGTATGCAAAATGGAACACCGTCACCACTTTGGTGTGCTAGTGTAAAAAAACAAATACAAAGCGTTGGATTGCCAGTTAAAAGTGTTACCATGACAGTTGATTTAATAACCGTGAAATAATGACAGGAATTGTAAATGAAAGACAAAGCGTACTAGATGTTGCAATGCAATATCTTGGTAGTGATGAGGGATGTTTTTTTGTGGCTGAGGCTTTAAATATTGCAATCACAGACGTGCCGACAGTTGGTTCATCATTTGAATATGAAAAGGCTGACATTATTGATTTGCATGTAGCAAATTATTATTCTGAAAATAATATTATACCAGTAACTGAAATATAATGGAATTAAAAGAAATTAGGGAACAAATTACCCAAAAATTTATGGCTGAAAGTGCAGTACGCAAACTATATGGATTTGGAGTCGGAGTCAAATTTGATGATTATTTTCCTGAGGTAAGCGTTGAGCGTGTGTTGGTAAATGCATTTTCATTTGGTGTGTGGATACTAAACCAATTATTTGAAGCCCATCGTACTGATATACGCGATTATGTAAGTAGGATGAAACCACACCATTTAAGATGGTATGTATCAAAAGCAAAAATGTATCAACATGCTTTTAAACTCCCAACAGATTCTAATGGATATGTGTGTAGTGACGTATATGCTGATAGCACTAGTGAAATGGCATTAGCCGCTCAAATAGTGAAATATGCGGTTGCTCATGAATTGGTTTTAGATGGGAATATTCTAGTGCGCATAAAAGCCGCAAAATATACCAGTAATTCCAATAAACAACCTACACGGTTAAGCGATTCAGAACTGGCAGGGCTTAAATCATATTTTTCGCAAGTGAAAGATGCAGGCGTTCCACTCGCAATAATTTCAAATGAAGCTGATAAGGTGACGCTAGAAGTTGTTGTCCATTACGATCCTATGATTCTAACCCTCGACGGCAATAAATTAAAAAATTCAAATGACGTTGATGTTATACGCAACGCAGTTCTTGCAGTGGCTGAAAGTTTACCATTTAATGGAGATTTGAAAAAATCGGCATTAATAGACGCCATTAATGCCATTGATGGAGTTGAAGTGGCAGATGTCACCAATATGCAAATTCGTGCTTATAATAGTGAGTATAGCCAAGTAGTTGGATATTGTACACCTGAAAGTGGATATTTTGAATTAGAGGCCTTAACATTAACCGCGAAACCTTATACTAATGGAAGTGAGATATAATATTAATTTTGAGCGTTTAGGGCTTTTAAAATTGCCATTTTCGATGCGCTCAAATACAATTAAATCGTTATTTCGCGCGGCATTTTCACCATTTAGTGCAAAGGGCGGAATAATGGAACGATTTAAAGATGGCCGTGTTGATGATGCTTTTTTACTTGAACATAATGGGCAAGTATGTTATTTAAGAAAAGCACTTAACGCTAAATTTAAAGCCTCAAATGGGGTAACATTCGATATACTGGAGAATATATACGGAACCGAGTGGTTATATGCCAGCAAAGAACAAAAAAATCTTGATGGTTCTGATGCTTTCACTCATGTATATGCTGCTATTGAAGGGAGTAATAACGAGCAAATTTATGCGCCAAATGAACTCACTTTAAATACTCATAATGCGTTCGTTGTGCTCGTTCCCTCTGAATTGTATAATGATAAAATGTTAATCCAGATTAAAAATTTTGTAAATACTTACCGCCTCGTGACGCGTAAACCAACGTACGAGCGAAAAAACAGTTAAAAATGAATTACGTAAATTATTCAACAACGACACAAGCCGCTCAGAGTGGCAAATTTCCAGTGACGATCCAAGGGCTCGAATTTACACAATCGCAAATTTTGGAAATTCAAAAGATAGCTTTATTGGGCGGAAAATGTTATATTATTGTTGAGCCAAATGGTTCAATAAATGGTGTAATAGTCTGGGATGGTGAGATTCTGCCATTACAAGGCATAAAAGCTGCAAACATACGCATCGTAACAACAACAGAAAATATATCTACAGATAGTGGCTTGTATGAGGAGGCTCGAAAGATTAGATTTTGCGAGTATACATCTGACGCCTTAATAGATGGAAATTTAACAATTCGTGCATCCGATGAATTTAAGCGCGTACGTACTAATTTAGAATTAGAACTATTACGCGGCTCTTTGGATGTAAAAATTGTCAATAAAACGGAATTGTGGGTGAGACATGGTCTATTGTCTGATGATGACGAAATTAAATTAATGATAAAAAAACGTCGGTCACGTAGGGTTGACGACAATGGTAACGTTATATTAAAAGCCTCAAATGGTTGGAGAAATTACCAAAAAATTGTATTATCAAAAGGAACTCCAAATGTTTGGTACCAACCAGTTGTTTTATCACCGACGACACTCCTTAATAGAAGCGTTTGGAACTCATTAACGCTTGAAAAAGATACAGGATTTGCCCCAGATGATGAACTTTCAATTCGTGTTTTAAGAACAATTAGAAAAAAGGGGTGGTTTACTGTAGACCACTCATTGAATACCTTAAATTTCCGTCGTGGGCATGTTCGGTTAGGTGTTGCGATATTGAATAAATATGTCATAACGAATTTAGTGCCTATTCGTTACAATTTATGGATAAACTCCATTATTGAGAATGGTGGTGTTAGAAAACAGTATAATAGGAGTTTGTCACTCGATTAAAAAAAACAAGCCGCCAAAGATTTAGGCGGCTGTATGAAACAAGTCGAATGACTACAGACTGTATTGTATCACAAATCACTTTCGCAATTGTATGGCACAAA